ATTACTAGAGTAGAATATAACGAAAATATAACTTATTACAAAACGCTTGTTAAAAACTTAAAAAAAGAAAAAGGTTTAGATTAAAAAATAAAATTAAATTACAAACGTGAAACCTATATACGTCAATAAAGAACACGAAATAATAATTGAAAAGTATTTAGACACGGTATGTAGTTTTGCTGAACAATGCGCAAGTAAACCTAAGTACCTGAACTATTTAGATGTTTTAGACACTATCATAGAATACCATAACGAATATAAGATAACCACTCATACAGGCAACTGGCTTGACTTCTTGTTAATTATACCTATTAATGTAACAACTATGACGAATGGTTTTTTTGCAGGTATAGAAAATAAAAGAAACATAGCGCAGTTAAGAACGTATCAAATGTTATTATCAGAAATAATAGTAGATGTTATAAGTAAACTTAGAGACATCAAACCTATAAATGAATAAGATTTATAAAATAGTAGCAGATTGTAGAAAAGATTTTATAGAGATGTCATACGCATTTACAACAGATGAAAACGAAATAAACGAAGTAGTACAAGAACTTATGTTATACTTCTTACAGATGAATAAAGAGACACTAAAAAATATATACGACAAAGACGGTAAACAAGGTATTTTAAGGTATGGTGCAGTAGCACTTAGAAGAAGTTTTAATAGTCCACGCAGTCAATATTTCTACAAGTATAAAAAGTATTACACTAAGCTAGACGATACTTGTAATATAACTACAAGCGTAAACTACAAGCTAGAAAACATACCAGTAATTGAGATACCTAAAAGCTACCAAAAGTTAGAACAAATAGACACGGCGTTAGACGGTATGTATTGGTATGATCGTGAAATATTTAAACTATACTACTACGAAAAAAACACGTTAGATAGTCTAGCAGAAAAGACAGGTATTAGTAGAAATAGCTTGTACACAACTATAGACAAAGTAAGAAAAGAACTAATAGAATTATTTAATGAGTAAAAAAAGCAAAGGTCTAGGAGACACTATAAAAAAATTTACATCAGCTACTAAGATAGACAAGCTAGCAAAAAAGATTGCTAAAGCAGTAGGCAAAGACGATTGTGGTTGTGACGAAAGACAAGAGAAACTAAACAAGATGTTTCCTTATAAAACAGAACAAAGAGAATATGACGAAGATTCACCTATGCATTTAAAACAAGAAATACTATGTGTATGGCAAAAAATAAAAGATGGACAAGCACCTGACGTTGAAACGAAAAAAAGATTTGTTGAATTGTATAACACTATATATAAAACTAAATATAAACCCACAACTAATTGTGGTTCGTGTTTACATACTATGTGGAAGGGAATAAAAGCACTTTACGAAAAACTATAATGGAGTTTATAAGACATTTATTTGGATTATGTGGTGAAGCACACCCAAACATATTTCATTTGTTTATATATGCACCTGTAATATCTATTATAGTTTATAAAATTAAATCAATATTAAAATGAAAACATTAACACAAAAAGATAGAATAATAAGACACCTTAACGACAAAGGTAGTATCACAGCATTAGAAGCTATGAAGGAATACGGAATAATGCGACTTACTTCAAGAATAAGCGAACTAAAGGACGAAGGATATAATATAAGAAGTGAGTTTGTAAGCGCAAAAAATAGATATAACGAACCAGTATCTTTTAGCAAATATTCTTTAGTATGATATTATTTTTTTTACTTATTATAGGTATTGCTTTTATACTTATAGTAGGCGTAATTATGATAGAAATATTAATAGCAAAAGACGAAAACGATAAACTAGCAGAAAGAATAGACAAAGTAGAACCTAAGCACAAAACAATAACTGGTGCATTATATAGAGACAGAAAAGATGCAAAAAAAAATACCTGATTATTACATAGGTAAAATACACGGCTACGAAGCACGTAAGATAATAGAAGACTATGAACTAAACTATAATATAGGCACAGCAGTAACTTACTTATTAAGAGCAAACAGAAAACACGAAACATCAAAAGAGTGTATAGAAAAAGCACGTGAACACCTACGTTTTGAATTAGAACGTTTAGAACTATTAGACAAACCTTCTTTTTAGATGACAAGAACACATCAACAAAATAAATACTATTGGAAGTGTATAGTTAAACCACTATGCGAACATACAGGGTATCATAAATACGAGATGCACGAACATTTAAAAAATATGTTTATACCTGATCGTAGTAGTAACTTAACAACAGAAGATTTTACTTTATTTTGTGAAGAAGTACGTATTTGGGCGCAAAATGACTTAGGTGTAATATTGATGCCACCAAATGAATACAAATGAAAATACTTAATTTATACGCAGGAATAGGTGGCAATAGAACTTTGTGGGGTTACGAACACGAAATAACAGCAATAGAATATAATGAAAATATTGCAAAGGTTTACCAAGAGCAATACCCTAATGATGAGGTAATTGTTGCAGATGCACACCAATATTTATTAGACCACTACAAAGATTTTGATTTTATATGGAGTTCACCTCCTTGTCCTACTCATAGTAGAATGTGCTTTGCTAAAAAGAAAAAACAATACATTGATTTAAAATTATATCAAGAAATTATACTATTGCGAAGTTGGTTTAAAGGCAAATGGGTTGTTGAAAATGTAGTACCTTATTACGGATATTTAATTGAGCCTAGTGTTGTTTTAGGTAGGCATCCTTTTTGGTCAAACTTTGACATTAAAGAAAAAGAGTTTACAAATATTGATATTAGCAGGTCAAAAAAAGAAGATTTGCTAAAAGAACGAATGATTGATTGGTCAATTTTTGATTGCATAAAAGATGTCCCTGAAAATAGGAGTAAAGAAAATAGATTTGAGAGATTGCAATTAGTTAGAAATATGGTAAACCCAAAAATAGGTTTGCATATTTTAAATTGTGCTAAAGAAATTATTGGAAAAAACAAACTAGAAGAAAATAAATTATTTTAATTTCTATTATATTGTATAGAATTGATTAATCAATCTTTTTCAATTATGGACAAAAGAAAAAATAACGGAGGTAAAAGACAAGGTGCAGGACGTAAACCAAAAGCTGAAGAACAAAAGCTAATAGAAAAACTAACACCTTTTAATGACTTAGCTTTAAAAGCATTAAAAGAAAGTTTAGAGAAAAAAGAACAATGGTCAGTTAAATTATACTTTGAATACTTTTACGGTAAACCACAACAAAGAGTAGACGTAACTACAAATGACGATAGTTTACACTTACCGTTAATAAACTTTGTAGATTCTGGAGCTGAACAATAAATATCAAAAATTATTTGAATCAGACTGTAGGTATTATATTATAACAGGTGGTAGAGGTTCAGGTAAGTCTTTTGCAGTAACAGTATTTTTAACCCTACTTACTATGTCACAAAATATAAGGGTATTGTTTACGCGTTATACAATGGTTTCTGCACACTTATCTATAATACCTGAATTTTTAGAAAAGATCAGTTTACTAGGATTTGAGAATATATTTGATATAAACAAGTCAGAAGTAGTAAACTTAGCAAATGGTAGTGACATACTATTTAGAGGTATCAAAACGTCAGCAGGTAACCAAACTGCAAGTCTAAAGAGTTTACAAGGTATTTCTTGTTGGGTGCTTGACGAAGCAGAAGAACTAATAGACGAAAGCACATTTGATACTATAGATTTAAGTATACGAGAAAAGAAAGTACAAAATAGAATTATATTAGTTTTAAACCCAGTCACAAAAGAGCATTGGATATATAAAAGATTTTTTGAAGAAAGAGGTGTACCACCTAGTTACAATGGTATCAAAGACAATGTTTGTTATATACACACAACCTATAGAGACAATAAACAAAACCTTTCACAAAGTTTTTTAGATCGTATACAAGCTATACGCAAAAACAATATCAAGAAATATAATCATAATATATTAGGTGGGTGGTTAGACAAAGCAGAGGGTGTAGTATTTGAAAACTGGTCAATAGGTAAATTTAACCCTGACAACTTACAAACATCTTGTGGTATGGACTTTGGCTTTTCTGTTGATCCTGACAGCTTAACTGAAGTAGCTATAGACAAAACAAAGAATAAACTATATGTACACGAACACATATACAAGAATGGACTAAAGACACACGAGCTAGCAAAGATTATACTTGACAGAGTAGGTAACAAACTAATTGTAGCAGATAGCGCAGAACCTAGACTAATAGAAGACCTAAGATACAAAGGAGTAAATATAAGACCTGTAAAAAAAGGCACTATAGAAAGTGGTGTAACTCGTATGCAAGACTTTGAGATAGTAGTTAGTCCTGAAAGTGTTAATATAGTCAAAGAGCTTAACAATTATGTATACGCAGACAAAGGTTCTAAATTATATGTAGATAATTACAACCACAGTCTTGATTCTATACGCTATAACGTTATTTATCATTTAGACAACCCTAACGCAGGTAAATATTTTGTGCAATAAAAAAAGGGCTGCCTAAAAAGAATATGGAGTAAAGACAACCCTTATAGGGAAACAAGTTGTACAAATATACATTTTTAAACTAAATAAACTAAATTTCTATTATATATTATGCGAATTAAAGTTACTAAAGACGACAAGCAGCATAAATTTACTATTAAGAATTGGAGTGATGTAACTTTAGAAACTTGGATAAAACTGATTCAGTCAGAAAACAAAGGCGAAATAGAAAAGTCACAGGATATGATAAACCTAATGACAGATATGCCTAAAGAATTAATTAACCAACTGACTTTAGAAGACGTAACAAAAGTTTTAAAAGTAATTGCAAAGCTACAGACTAGTAAAAACAGTAAGTTTAAACAAGTCATAAAAGTAGGTAACGACCAGTATGGTTTTATACCTGACTTAGAACGTATAACTTTAGGCGAATACGCAGACATAGAACACTACATAAAAGGTGGTATTGAAAAGAATATGCCTAACATAGTAGCAATATTATACAGACCTATTACACAAACAGAAGGTAAGTATTATTCTATAGAAGCGTACGACAGTAGTACAATGAGACTTAGAGCTAGAAAGTTTTTAGAAATGAAAGCACAAGAAGTTCAGCAGGCGTTGGTTTTTTTTTGGACTTTCGCAAGCGAACTATTGAAAATTTTGCAGTTGTATTTAACGGACAAGTTAAAGAAGGCGAAGCAACAGTTGATGAACAATTCGCTAAGAAGTGGGGTTGGTTTGGCGTAATGTATAGACTAACAAATGGTGAAATAGTAAATTTAGACAGGATTACAAAACTTAGTTTATATGAATGTCTAACGTGG